ACCCGATACTATGAAGGAATATCTAGCCCAAGTTGAAGCGGGTGAAGAACCCAGGGTTGCTTTTTACGGGCTGACTAGCCAAGGTTACGAGAATTTGTCCATGAACATGGGTGAGATAAAACGATATCTTGAGCAAATACTACACATTGTGGGATACTACAGGGATATTGATGATGATGAAGAGGAAGGAAAATAAATGCCTTATCAGAAATACGATTTAAGACCGGGCGTTGATAGAGAAGGAACCTCGTTTTCTGCACAGGGGGGCTGGTTTGACAGCAACCTTGTAAGATTTAGAAAAGGGTTCCCTGAAAAGATTGGCGGTTGGGTCAAAGAACAGGTTGCCACTTACTTGGGCACTGGTCGCGCTTTGCATGCGTGGGTCTCTTTAGCCACAACCAAATACCTAGGGCTTGGCACCACGCTCAAATACTACGTCAAAGAAGGAGATGTTTTTGATGACATAACGCCGATCAGAAAAACAAGTACAAACTCTATTACTTTCGCAGCCACTGATGGCTCTTCTACTATAACGGCTACTGACAGTAGCAATGGTGCTCAAGCAAACGATTTTGTAACGATAAGCGGTGCTGCTACTTTAGGGGGTTTAATCACCGCTGCTGTCTTAAACCAAGAGTATCAAATTGCTACTGTGCCCACTGTGAACACCTATACCTTCACGGCGAAAGATACTGATGATGCTACGGTCACAGCTAACAGCAGTGACAGTGGTAATGGCGGTTCAGGTGTTGATGGGTCTTATCAAATTAATGTAGGTCTTGATGAATATGTGACGGGTTCGGGTTGGGGCGCAGGCTTGTGGGGCGACGGAACCTTTGGTTCATCCTCTCCACTTTCAGCCAGTAACCAACTAAGGATTTGGACGCACGATAATTTTGGCGAAGATTTAATTATTAACCCAAGAGGCGGCGGCATTTATTATTGGACCGAGAACAGTGGATCAAGTGTTAGAGCCGTTGCTTTAGAAGATTTAACCGGAGCCAACTTACCGCCCACACTAGCTTTACAGACATTGGTCAGTGATGTTGACCGACATGTTATTTGCCTGGGCGCAGACCCTTTAGATGATGCAGGAGTAGCCAGAACAAGTGCCATTGATCCTTTGTTTATCTGTTGGTGTGACCAAGAAGTAGTTACCCAATGGGAACCTAAAATAACCAACACAGCGGGGTCCTTGCGTCTTTCAGCCGGGTCCAAGATTATCGGTGGGCTTCGTTCAAGACAAGAAATTTTAGTCTGGACAGACGACGCTCTTTACAGCATGCAGTTTATTGGCGCTCCGTATACTTTTGGGGTTAACTTAATTAACTCAGGTGTCGGGATGATTGCCCCTAAAGCCGCGGTCAACGCTCCTCCGGGAGTTTTTTGGATGGATCGCTCTGGTTTCTATCTCTACAACGGAAGCGTTAGTCGTGTTCTCTGTAGTGTTCACAGCTATGTGTTTGATGACTTTAACCAAGACCAGATGTATAAAGTTTTTAGTTTCTTAAACCGACAGTTTAACGAAGTGGGTTGGTATTACCCTTCTGGAAGTTCCGCAGAAATTGATCGTTATGTGGTCTATAACTATCAAGCGCAAGTGTGGTATTACGGAGAAATGACACGTTTTGCTTGGTTGGATGAAGGTGTAGAGGCTTATCCAAGGGCCACGGGCACCGATACTTATAACTATGTCTACCAACATGAAACAGGCAATGACGATGACGGTTCGCCCATGGACAATGTTTACATAGAATCAGCGGACTTTGCCTTAGATGGCATTGGTAACACCTTTACGCAAATACAGAACGCTATGCCTGATGTTTTATTTACCGGTGACGGTGGGTCTGACCAAACGGTAAACTTTGTTTTGAAGACAAGAAACTTCCCCAACGAGTCTTTAACCACCAAAAGCACGAGTCAAGTAACAGCGAGTACAACTAAACTTGATCTAAGGAGCCGGTCACGACAAGCCGTGGTTCGCTTAGAATCAGACGACGATGCGAGTGCAGGAGAAAGATTGGGTGTGGGATGGAGAGTTGGCTCTATGCGGCTCAACACCAATCCTAGCGGGAAAAGATAGTGGCACGATTACTTGTCACCAGATTACCGCAGGCTCCTATGACGCACGGACATGTCCACCCTGATTTATTTAACCGATTTATAAGGATATTGGAACTAAATCTACAAAGTTTTGATCCTACGGCAACTTCCCAGTATACTGATAACATCCGAGATCGACTTTTTTTCAATCAAGGAGACATCATTTGGAACCTGACAGAAGGTAGGTTACAGGTGTATGATGGCGACAGGTGGCAAACATTATACGCGCCCAGAGAAAAGGGTGTAGGTGCTACCGGACAGCTAGGGTCTGTAACCGTTGCGACCAATGGGAACACGTCAGTAAGTATTGGCGAAGTTGCAACAGGGTTCGGAACAGAACAGTGGTACACATAGTATAATGCCTATATTTAAAACAACTCAAAGAGGAACCCAGTAGTGCCAAACAGAAATCTTAATAGAGCAGTGTCTATTCCTGGTTCTGGAATAGCTAATCTGCCTGTAAATTTTCCTGGTTTTCCTGGACCGTCTTCCGGATCGGTTGGCGTTAATATAGGCCCACAAGGTGTCGGTATAGGCAAAAGTATTGCCCCCGGTTCGGTTGCGGGCAGTCAAAGCATGGAAGAAGCCTACAAAAGATTCTTCGCAGGGTTGCTTGGACAAGGTAACACAAGCTCTGCGGCAGCGGAAAGGTTTAGAAACGCAGGGCCTTCAGGAGATATGGCCCTTTCGATGATACGCAGTGGCATATACAACGCTCCCGGTGGAGACACCTCTTTAAGGGGGGCTAAAGGCCGAAATGCGGCCGTGAGAGGAACGAATCGAGCAAGGCAAAAAGAACAACGCATATATAAACGTACTAAAAAAGCAGCCGCAGCCAAATACGAACCAAGTTATTGGACAGAAAACTATGGCCTCACCGCAGAACAGGCAGCGGATGCAGCGAGAAGATACCAAGAAAAATTTCCGCCTTCGTATTTTGACGATATAATGAAGAACAAAAACATGGGGATACACAGTGTAATGAAAGACGACTGGGACAGTTTCGCTGATTCTCGCGGCGTTCCTTACAATATAGACGAACTTATGGCGGCAGCAGGGGGCGATGGTTAATATGATGCGATCAGGAATAATGCGTTTAGATAACGGCGGAACGGTACCTTGGTATATGAATATTTTGGGCTCCGGCTCCAAAGGCGACGGGGAAACACCAGAGGAAAAAGCACGCCGCGAGTTTTTAGAGAACTGGTTTAAAAACCATAGTTTAGCTGTCCCTACTGGGCAAGAAAACTATGATCCGTTTGCCGGAGATACCGACAAAGCGTATGAATTATGGTTGGTTTACAACTACGAATTTCCCGGGACTGTGCCTGATCCAACGACGCCAACACCGACACCGACACCGACGCCAACGACACCGACGCCAACGACACCGACGCCAACGACAACGACGCCAGGAGCAATAGAAGAAATCACTGTCACGGAGATGGAACAAAACGGCTTCCCTCCAGGACTCACGGAAGTATTTGTCGGCGGCGTGCTTTTTTCTCTTATAGGTTCCGGTTCAACGGGTTATTGGGCTAATGAAGCGGGAGATATGTATAAGATGGACGGAACACCAATGGCCCCTCCCAATACCAGTGGTGCTGGCGGTGCTGGTGCTGGTGGTCTTTTAGGACTCGGCATTGGTCCGTGGCTCAAGTCCACGTTCGGTCTTGATGACACAGCCGTTGGGGATCTTTTATCCGGCTTATTTGGAGCAGGTGGCGGTATAAAAAGTTTAGTGGACCTTCTAGCTAAGTTCAAAGCAGGGAAAGGCGCTTGGGATGCGATAAACTACGATGTGCCCACCGGACAAAACGCAGCGAGGAGTGACTATGAAAAAGCCAATCCTCTTGTTGCTGACATGAGTTTACAAGGCATGGGTCCGAATTATTTACAGGGTCAAGAGTATGGAGTCCCTGTGGGTCAACAAGGGCTTCCAGCCGCTACACACAAAATAGCTTTTCCTGACCCTTACGTAGAACCCGTGCAGGGAGCGCAAAGTGGTGGTATTATGAAGAGTCACGGGGACATTGTTCCCGCTTTACTAGAACCCGGTGAATTTGTGATGACCTTGGACGCGGTTAAAGGCGCTGGAAACGGAGACGCCCGAGAAGGTGCGAAACAAATGTATAAAATAATGAATCAGTTTGAAGGTGGAAGATAATGTCTCATTCTCACGAAAGCGAAACCTCAGGGAGTACATACGGACCCAGTTCTCGTATTAGTTTTGAGCCCCCTTGGGTGGAACAAATGCGACGAGGGTTCCTGGGCAATGCTTGGGACTGGGCAAAACAACCCACACCGATACCAACTCAACAGTTTTCTGGTCTTGATCCCTACGAAATGCAGGCAAGGAACTATGCTTCCGGACTGGGCGGTTTTCAACCCTACGTCCAACAAGGCGGTCGCATGTATGGACAGGGGCTCGGGGCTCTGGGACAAGGCGTACAAGCAGGGTATGCAGGAGCACAAGGCTACGACCCCGGTATGGGAAGAGCTTTTTATAACCCTTATGAAGAAGACGTCGTACAAAGAAGCCTAGACGATGTTTACAAGAATTTTTCGCAAACCGACATGGGCGCGAGAGCAAGCGAAGTGGGGCAGGGAGCCTATGGAGGGGGTCGAGGAAGACTCATGGCAAACGAACGTTACAATCAACTCGGTGAAGGCATGGCGAATACCGCAGGCCAACTGCGGTCACAAGGCTATAACAATGCTCAGTCTCAAGCGCAAAACGCTTTTGACTCACAACAACAAAGGTTGCAGGGAGCGGGACAAATGGGTATGACTGGAGCACAAATGTACGGGGACCTTGGCACCGGTCTGGGACAACTGGGACAAATGGGCCAAGGCATGCTGTCCAGTCAAGTTAATACACTGAACACATTAGGCGGCCAGGCACGAGGAATTGCGGACAACCGCTTGGCTTCTCAGTACAAAACCGCAGAAGGTCTGTCAGGAGAACCGCTGCAACGACTAATGTCCCTTGCAAACCTAATAGGAGGCATGTTGCCGACAACAGGTGGGACCGGAATTACAACGGATTATGGTTCGTTAGCCGCTGGCGACCAATCTAGTTTAATCAAGTCACTATTGGAACTTTTTAAATAATGAACTGGAACAAACGACCTATGTTTAGAAACGCAGCACCGATGCAATTCGGTGGTTCTGTTGGCATGCCCAAAGGCATCGCTGGCTATGAACATGGCGGGGGACCAGATATCGCTGACGGCTACCCAAACGAGGCAGCCAGAGCAAGGGGCATGGAAAGAGATGCCACGCAAAGCGCCTATGAAAACGCTATACAGAGTTCAGCAGAATCTTTTGCAAAAGGTGGGAAAGACAGTCTTAACAGGTGGGAAAATTCCGACATTGACACTTTGGCTATGAACATTAGCTATGCACACAACCGAGATAAGCAAGAAGTGATTCAAGACTTGGAAGCAGCTATTTACCAACTAAGCGGCAACATGGAACCCGAACAGGGGATCATGGACATGATTCGAGAAAAGATGGGTGGCTCAACGGAACAGGCCATGCCTCCCACAGGTATGATGCACGGTGGTATCGCTCGCTTACAAGACGGTGGTGCGGAACTTTTTAACCCGGCTGAGTTTATGGGTCAGGCTCTTAATGAAATGGCGCCT